AAAATATTCTAAATTTACACTTGAAAGACAGCATACTGCTGTTCTTTCTTCATTTGTTGCAAGAGTAATTTCAGAACAAAGATTACTATGATTTACTCGTAATCCTTTTCGTTTCTGAAACTCTGGTAAATCTTCTTGCACAGCATCTTCAAACATAAGATAGGGTTCTCCTGTTTCCATTCTGTTCTGCAATAATTTTACCCATAGTGTTCTTGCGGACACTACTTTTTTAACTTCTTGACTATGTGGGTCAATTAACTCCCAACTATCATCAAAGCCTTCTTCACGAGTAGCTTTGTAAATAATCTCCATAAACCTATCTGGTATAACTACACCATGATGTAAGTTTAGACACTTACGGTTTGTGTCTCCGCCTGTTGGTTTACGAATATCTAAAAATTCTTCTATTTCAGGGTGGCTCATATGTAGATATGATGCATAGCTTCCTCTACGAGTTACGCCTTGAGAAAAAGCTAACATCTCTGCATCAACTACTTTCATAAAAGGTATAACTCCTGTGCTTTCGGAGCCTTTTGATGTTTTTGTGCCCTGAGCTCTTACAGAACTCCATGTGCCACCAATACCACCACCAAAAGAAGAAAGATAAGCGTTTTCTGTATAATGTTCTGTGATGCCTTCTCGACTATCATCAACATAATTTAGAAAACAACTAATCGGTAGTCCTCTTTTAGTTCCACCATTAGATAAAACGGGAGTAGCAAACATAAACCATTGTTTACTAACATAGTCATATAGTCTTTGTGCATGAGCTTCATCATCAGCAAATGCTTGAGCTGCTCGTGCAAATGCTTCCTGAGGAGAAGTTTCGCCAGGAATCATATATCTTTCTTGTAGAGTTCTTAGACTAAACTCATCAAGTAAGCTATCTTTACTATAATCAATTTCTATTTTCATCTAAATATCCGTGTATTTTAGAGGATAAATCCTCCAGATTTATGTTTGCTTCTAGAAGCGCCTGTTCGCAGTAACTTTCTAAGTCCATCAGTTCTGCATTAAGTAGTAATCTATCAGCACTATCATTTAGTGACTGTATATACTTATATCTGCTGTCAATCGGACACGCATTATAAATATCAAATAAATCACCATACTGCTCTATAAGTTGAGCAGCTCGTTTTGGACCAACTCCTGCAATACCAGGTATATTATCACCTGTATCCCCTGCTAGACATTTGAAAGTAAGAAAGTATTCTTTGTCAAAGTCATAATGTTCGTCCCAGTTATGTACTGTTGTTTCTTTTCTAGTCACAGTACTAAACCTAGATACATCATCTGATATAAGTAAATCCCAGTCTTTATCTGAAGATATTAGCCATATTTCATCAATGCCAAACTCTTTTCGTTTTCCTACTATCCATGCTGCTAAGTCATCAGCTTCTAGTCCTTTTTGTTTTATTGTGAGGTGTCCTCTTTTCTCAAGCTGAGAAAAGGTATTGGAAAACTCTCCCATAAATTGTTCAAACTCTTTCTTTTCTTCTTCTGTTTGTTCTGCGTATCTGTCTTTTCGATTTGCCTTGTATTCAGGATAGATACTTTTCCTGTATGTACTACCACCGTCAGCAAGTACAACTATGTTTCCACAGTTGTACGATTTTGCTAGACTTTCAACGGTTCTTACATAGTCATGTTTAAATTCGAGTTGTTTTGAATATTTCCAACGAAACGCAATATTTAAACCATCAACTATCAGTAAGTTCCCATTCTGGATCTGGTTCCCAAGGTCTGAGAATGTTATCGCCATTTGTAAATTTTATTTCCTCGTTTTCTAGCCACTTGTCTGCTAATAAAATATATGCACCGAGCCAGTTTATGTACATATATCTTTTTGTTTTTAAAGGTTTTCTTGCAGTCGCAACATACCATTGTGAATAGTTTTGCTTCATAAACAACAAAGGCTCTTGTTCCATCAGTTCTGCTTGTGTGATTGCCTTTCTCCACCAAGCAACAAAATTATTACTCTTTGATGTAAATATTTTTTGATTGAACTGCATATCTTTGTAGAATTTTACTTCTATCATAAACAAGTTGTGTTTGTCTTTTACATACAAATCGCCTTTTATTTTACCACTACCGCTTCCCGGTGTTTGTTCAAAAGTCTCGTTTGTTGTTCTTTGTAGCATACTTGCTAGTTGTTGCTCTGCTCTTGCTCCTTTTTGTCTTGAATTTACCAATTATTTTCCTTTTTCCGCAGTCGGGACATTTTGCCCCAACAGGTATATAAATCACTCGGTTCAGCACAGGACATCTGTGCCTTCTGAATGTGTTCACTATTCCAACCTACTTATATTGTCCTCCTTGATTACTTCTATCTTTGACAGAAGTGGGTGAGTCCAGCCGTGAGAAACTATATATGTATTCAAAGTTTCTCCCAATAATATTTCTACTAACTTTTCTCTTCCTTGTTCATCTAATACATTTATTACTTCATCGAGAAACAAAGTATTAATTTTAGAACTCGAAATACTACTCATTAGCTTTCTTATAGCGAGTAGTGTAGCGGTGTTTACTCTCGTAAGTTCACCACTAGAAAGGGCTAGAATATCTACTATGTTTGCGTTATCTGTAATCTCTACATTTAGCTTGTCATTTGTGACTACAAACTCCAAACTGAAACGACCATCAGATAGCTCTGCTAGATATTCATTTGTAAGTTCCTCTAAGTCTTTTACTAGATTTTCAATCTTGTATGCCAACAGTCCATTTGTACTGAAGGCTTTTTTCAATATCTCTAAGTGAGTTGACTTTTCTTCGATTTTACCCAAAACTGCGACAATCTCTTCCAACTCTTTCTCAAATGCTTCCGTTTGTTCCTGTATCACAGAAAGCCTCGTATTATGTCTTTCTGCTTGCATATTCTCTTCTGCCACACTTTCTATCTCCTGTCGGATATTAGAAATGCGGGAAGTAATTTCGTCAATTTGGGAAGAAATCTCGTCGCCGTCTAAAATTTGAGAAGG